ACAGATTGGAATTAATATTATCACAAAATAAATAGAAATGGCAAACATTAAGTTTTACAGAAAAGGGAATTACTGCATCATTGAAGATTCAGCTACATCATTATATCATGAGGAACATGCCTCAAAGGTTTATGTTAAGAAAGGTGCATTAGCAGATACTTCTTATTACATAACATTAGGAAGCCAAGCAGAATATAGAAATCAGCCAATTGCTGAAATTCAAGATGAATCTGGATCAGTTTACAGCCAAGCAGATTTTGAGAGGTTCTATCAAGAAGCTACTGGTGATCATTTAACAGATGTATCCACATCATCTACTAAGACTTCTGTAACAGCATCTAATACTTCACAGCAGTTAGTAGCAGCGAATCCAGATAGAAAAGGAGTATGGATATCTAACTTATCTGATAAGAAGGCTTATATTTCTTTTGGAAGTGGAGATGCTACTGATGCAGATGATTCATTAATTATTGCTGATGCATCAGCTTATATTGCTACTACTGAGGAAATCAGAGTAATAGCAGAATCTGGAGTATCTGGTAAGATTGTAGCAAGAGAACTATTGTAATATGATTAAGGGAGATAGAATTTTAAATGTAGGTACTCCAGCTGGTGGTGGTATTAGCATAATTGCTAATGATCCAGTAGCTGGAGGAGGAGGAGATGCTGGTTTTACACCAATAGCTACTGATTTGTTATTCTTTTTAGATGCACAAACTGATATCTATTCTGATGCTGGAAGTACAGAAGCTACAAATGGCCAAGCTATTCAGCAGATAAATGACCAAAGTGGTGCTGGAATTACAGCTACAAATACAAATGTTGGATATCAAGCTACTTACGCAGTTGCAAGTGTTAATGGATTAAATTCAATTAGGCTTGAAAATGATAATGCTTTAGATGCATATCTATTATCATCAAATGTAAATGTAACTGATTTATTTACAATTCATTGGGTTTACAAGAAAGATACTATTGCTGATCAAGCATTAATATTGGCAGCTGGAAATAATCTATTAGGTGCTGAAAATCTTTATATGTATTTATTACAAGGAACTAATTTTCCAGGAGGAAATAGTCAAGGAGATGAATGGTCAATAGCTACATTTGTATTAAAAAAAGGAGATCCAAGTGTGCCTACATCAAGTAACGCATTACTTTACATTAACGGTATTTATATCGGAGCAGTTTCATCTTCTGCACCAGCTACACAAGCTATTGATAGATTATTTCAAAGGCCATCAGCAAGAACGGGTGAATTTAATATAGGAGATATATTAATCTATGATGCAGTACAAAGTGTTACAGATTTAGGATTTACACAAAACGGATTAAATAGTAAGTATGGGGAGTTATTCTTGCCAATAGATGATACTTTAGATAATCCTCCAACAATTGGTTCTACTACATTAGAGTGGTACAGCAATCCCGATTATAATACTTATTCGGATATAGGAACAACTGCTGCTGCTAATTTAGATTATATTAGGTCAGCTAAATTAACAACTGGTGATTTTAGTTCTATGTCCCAAAACACAGCAAATGACCAAATGCAATATAGAACTTCTGCATTACCTAATAGTAAGGCATCTTATTATAAAGGTTTCAGAGATTATATGCATATGAGCGAGGCAAAAGTATTTACATCAAGTGAATCTTTTGTTGCTTATTCAGTACATAAGAGAGGTGATGATGGTAAAGACGCTATTTTTTTTAATGTAGGTACACCACAAACAGCTATTTTAGAATGGTCTTTTGGTACTTGTTATATTTTTGATGATAATAATTCAAGTGCAAGTTATGCAGCAGGATGGAGTACTGATACTGTTATTAGAGCCTATGTTATTGATAGAACAGCTAATTTATTTAGAGTTTATGAGAATGGAACTCAGTTAGGGACAGCAAGTATATCTTCATTAACGGGTTCTATTACTTTTAATGGAATGTTTAATTGGGGAAATGGAACATCATTATCTGGGCAAATAGATCACGGTATTACTTTACTATACAGAGGATTGCATGATGCTACTGATGTTGGTACGGTATCTGATTGGCTTAATGCTTATTATGGAGATTTAATTTACTAATATGAAAGCAATATTATTTACACAAGAAGATACAGCTGGTTTTAATGCATTGCAAGAGAGGATTCATCTACACATGATTTCAAAAATTGGAGTGGATGGATTTAAATACTCTGCTGATTGCTGGGCAAGAGTGGATGATGCCTATATTTATGAAAATCAGCTTTGTATGCCAATAGAAGAAGAAGAGCCAAGATACAGCCACATATTAGAAGTATTAACACAAGAAGAAAAAGATTCTATTGTAGATGTACCCATCAGTGACTAAAATACTGGATAAAACTAAGGATAAGAAAGGCTTAGAAATGTGGAGGGCATCTGTTGGTGATGCTGAGGCTGATAGGATTATTCAAGAAGCATTCAAGAGAGGTAGATTATTAGACCATAATGTCCAATTATACGCAGACCAAAACCATTCTAATAATCCTCTTTTGGATGACTTCTTAGAGCCTTACACTATCAAAAGCACAGAACAGCAAGTAATATCAGAGAAATACTGCTATGAGGGCCGTTATGATGCTATTTTAGTTAGAAATGGTATAACATACATCAATGACTTTAAAACAGCCTCTAAGCCAAAGAAATTAGAGTATATTGAAGATTATAAGCTACAAATTGGTGCTTACTATGGTGCATTGCTTGAGCAAGGGATTAGGATAGATAGAGGGATTATTGCCATATTTACTGATAAAAGCTATCAAGAATTTATATTTTTAGGGGCTGAAATGAGGCAGTTTTATAAAAGGTTTTTGAACAGAGTAAAAGAATATTATGCAAATTATAGAAAGGAACATAGCTGATTTAATCAGAGCAGAATACAATCCAAGAGAATTAACACAAGATCAAGAAAAACAATTATCTGATTCACTAAGAAGATTTGGTGTAGTTGATCCAGTTATTGTTAATGTGCATCCAGATAGAAAGGATATTATCATTGGAGGCCATCAAAGAAGTAAGGTATGGCAAAAGCTGGGGAATGAAACTATTCCTACGGTGGAACTTTCTCTTACCTATGACCAGGAGAAGGAATTAAATGTAAGGCTTAATAAGAATACTGGTCAATTTGATATGGATATGTTGAAGGATCATTTTGAAACAGATGATTTGATTGAATGGGGTTTTACTGATGTTGAGTTGGATTGGCAAGAAGATGTAACACATCTGGAAGCTGAAGAAGATGATTTTGAAGTACCAGATGAGGTAGAAACAGATATTGTACAAGGAGATTTGATTGAGATAGGGCCACATAGATTGCTTTGTGGAGATAGTACGGATATAGATTCATTGCAAAAAGTATTAAAAGGAGAGCAAGTTAATTTAATAACTGATCCTCCTTATGGAATTAATGCAAATAAACAAACACTTGGTACTGGTAAAAAGAAATTCCACAGAGGTGATGATTGGGATATTGAAGTGCCAAATTTTTATTATGTTTTAGCTTTAGTTGAAAAAGCTATTGTATGGGGGGGTAATTATTTTGCAGATAAATTACCAATTAATAATGATTGGTTATGTTGGCATAAAAAGAATGATAATTTATCTTTTAGTGAATTTGAATTAGCATGGAGTAATATTGGCAAAAATTGTAGAATTTTATCACATCATTGGAGTGGTGAAGAAAAACTACATCCAACAATGAAACCATTAAAAGTAATAGAATGGTGTATTGGGTTTTTTGATGATAAATTACCAATATTAGATGTATTCTTAGGTTCTGGATCAACAATGGTTGCCTCACATCAGCTTAACAGAAAGTGCTATGGCATGGAACTTGATCCCAAGTATTGCCAAGTGATTGTAGACCGTATGATGAAACTTGATCCATCCCTTTCCGTAAAAATTAATGGTAAAGACTATGGACAAGAATAGACAACATAAAAAAGCAGTAATAGAGGCTTTGGAGAAAACGCTTGGTATTGTTACTCAAGCTTGTAAGATGGCTGGTGTTGGCCGTTCTACTTTTTATAAGTGGATGGATGATGATGAGGAGTTTAGGAAGCAAGTGCAAGATATTGATAATGTTGTTTTGGACTTCGTAGAATCAAAGCTACACAAGCAAATTGATGGAGGTAATCCAACATCCACAATATTCTATTTAAAGACAAAAGGAAGAAAGAGAGGATATATAGAAACAAAAGATATTACCAATAATGGTGGTTCATTTACTAATCCATTTGAAGGGCTTACTTTAGAACAGCTGGAGAAACTTTCAAAACTGGGTGATGATGATTCAGCTGAGGATATTGATTAAATCTATTACTACTAATAAACCAGCTTTAATGATGGCAATACTTAAAGGAAAAAAGTATTATCATTGGCCATTCTTTGTGCGTTTAGCAATCAGAATCTTACATTTAAGGAAGAAATTTTAGGTATTTAT